ACAAGATCACGATCAGAACCTTTAAGGATTTCTTTTTTAATTGTAAGACTTGGATAGATAACTCTTAACATCGATCTAATGGAGGGTGATATATTTTTATAATGTCTATCATCTTCCACTATGTCGTAAAGACTTCTGTAGTCGTGTTTATCCTCATACTCGTTATAGTAGTCACCGACTATCGCTACATGATCCCCGGCCCAACGGCCAATGGCTCTGTGACCAGATACATCACCACCTCCTCGATAATCATTTCCTTGAGCGATCATCAAACAATAAAGGACATCGGCCATCGAACCTTCAAATCCTATCTGCTCGTAATGTTTTAAATTGATTCCTATATCATGGCCCACGATATATTCTTTTTTAGTTATATTAATTAACTTATGGTATTGTCCCATTTTCCTCTCCTTTTGGTTAATTTATATACTATTTATCCCATGTATACATCAATGTCAAATAAAAAACCCCCTCCGATGAAGAATGAAAACACCGTTGAGGGGGAAAGGGAGTGAATAAGTTTCATTATATACATCTTTTGTTTAGTTATGCAATGCTACAGTATAGTTTATTTTTTACTCAAATATATAATTAACAATACTAAAAGTACGTGTAGCGGTGTAGCGGTGTAGCAGTAGATAATAACATATATATTACAATGACTTAAAAGACTTTAGGTGCTACACTAGTGCTACATCTGAAAAAGTGGTGTAGCGGTAGAATCTTTGTTTTCTGCGAAAAACATGTTATAAGGGTGTCATGAATCTAGAAGAAATTAGAGATAAATTAACACCAAAACAAATAAAGTTTTGTGTTTTGTTTGTTCAAGATGGCGATACAAAAACAGCTACTCAATGTGCAATAGAAGCTGGATACTCAGAGAATAGGGCAAAGCAAGAAGCCTCAGAGTTGAGGAAACATCCAGGTTGTATGGAATACATAAGAGAACTTCGTAATCAAGATGAGAAGAAGTATGAAGTGAATCTTCATAAACATTTGAAACGATTACATCAATTGAGTGTAGGTGCTGAAGAGAAGGGCAATTGGAATGCTGCCGTTACGGCTGAGAAATCTAGAGGTCAAGTGGCAGGTTTATATATTGATCGCAAAGAGATTATGCATGGTAGTATTGACCAATTGAATCGAGAAGAAGTTGATAAACTATTGAGTGACATGGACAAGAGATTGTCTGTTGAAGGGAGCTTTGAAGAGATAGATGACGACAAAACCAGAGAGCAGATTTTGGAAAAGGATCAAGGATAAGTTTACAAAAATAACCTTGACAAGAATTGAGGCTGTTACTCCTCTAGGATTGCCTGATATCCTTGCTGTTTATAAGATCACAGATAAAAATAGAGGACAGTTTTGGATTGAGCTTAAGGTTACTAAGGGTAATCAAATAGGGTTGTCTAGTGGACAAATATCATGGCATATGAGCCATAATACGAAGGGCGGAACTTCGTTTATCATGGCTACCCCCCTCGGAGGGGGAGGGATGTCCATATATTCTGGAGCTAGAGCCTTGAGCCTAGCAAAAGAAGGCTTGCGCCTTGAACCCTGTGCCCTAATCCTTGAGCCTTGTGACCTTGAACCCTGGTTCCTGGACCATGTGCCTTGAGCCTTACTACATTTTTTTCACGTGAAAGAAGCTGGTTTATTTAAACTAGGGTCATGCAGCTAGTGAGCTGCATAACTTACATTTTGTATATTGATATTCCAACAAGCTCGGCAAGACTTACATTCATTGTCTTGTTTCCCGGCAGGACAACTATATCCTATTGGCTTTTCATTCTTGCTTACAGTAGACGTCAACCCCACATTGCTGTGAGGTTTACCATCAATCATCGTAGCTGACACACGTACAGCCAGGTTTCCTGGGAGTGATCCGCCCTCTTTATAGAAGGTCTTCAAGAATCCAGCTTCCCGTGTCGGCAGCCAATGTTTGACTGTCGGCGTGCGCATTGCAACAGCTACGATTTTTTTTAGGTGATCCACCGACTGTAAGTCCCCGGAATCATGCCACCTAAAATAAGGAATTTTTTTACCATAATTATTAATCAATAGTACCATAGCATCAACCCAATTAGATTTGGTGATCGCTTCAAGTCTGTTGGCGTGAGCGTTCTTGACCCCTGGAAATGTATACCGCCCTTTTAAAGCGTAACACATTGAGCACGTACTATTTTTAATTAGTCTTAGCTTCGAGCCTACCGCACAATCAAATGCGCTTAAGCCGTAGCCATAACCGGGCATCTTGCTTGGATTACTTAATCCTCCTACAATTGCCTTAGCTTTTTTTATATTCATAATCACTCCTTTAATAATTATTATATAAGATATCTCCCATAACAATGCAAGTATTAAATTAAAAAAAAATTCTTGAGACCTTGAGCTGCTTAGAAGCTGCTTGTGCCCTGGTCCTTGATCCTTGTGCCTGGTGT